TGGATTGTTTATCAGCCTTCCAGATGCTAGAAGATTATCGTAAATCTCGTAATAGTGATTTTGAACCAATCCCTGTAGTGTCATCTGTTATTGGGGAATCAGGGAGTCACAAGCAGATTCAGCTACATTACGAATGGTTTAATAGGTTTGAAAAGATTCTAATCTGTTACGATTCAGATGATGCTGGCAGGGAAGCTGTCCATAAGGTGGCTAAGGTGCTGCCAAAGGGTAAGACATTTATCATGGAGCTACCCTTAAAAGATGTGAATGCCATGCTAGAAGCTGGTAAGGAGAAGCAGTTTATTGATTGCTTCTTTAAGGCTAAGGCTTATAGTCCAGCAGGAATTGTATCTAGTCAGGACATCTATAAAGAGATTGTAGAACGAGCAAAGGTAGACAAACTACCATTCCCTCCTATGATGGATAAAGTAAATAAAATGCTAGCTGGAGGTGTTAATTTCGGGTACATTTGTAATATCCTTGCAGGTAGTGGAGCAGGTAAATCTAGCCTAATCAATCAGTGTGTGTCTTATTGGATGCAAGAGTTAGATATGAATGTTGGTGTGGTATCCCTTGAAGCAGAAGCAGGAGAGTTTGGGGAGAATCTTCTAAGTCATTATCTTGGTAAAAAGATTGCACTAATGACTGACAAACAAGAACGGATTGATTTTGTAGGGAGTGAACATTCAGAGAAAGCGGCTCATGAGCTATTCCACAGAGAAGATGGTAGTAGTCGTTTATTTCTTCTAGATGATCGTGGCGAGCATTCCACTATCCAAGATAAGATTGAAGAGTTGATTATTTCTTGTAACTGTAAGATTATTGTGATAGATGTTGTATCTGATTTATTTGGAGCACTTCAATTAGATGAAGTTGAAAAGTATATGAGTTGGATGAAAAAGATCATTAAACAGTATAATTGTATATTTTTCAATATTTCCCATGTCCGTAAAGCAGGAGGTGGTGAGAAAGCTGCATCACAAGGAGCTTTTCTTACAGAAGAGTCTACAATCGGCTCTGGAGCACAATACAGATCAGCAGGTGTGAATATTGCCCTACAGCGTGATAAGAATAATGAGGACGTAATTGAACGCAATACAACAAAGGTTCATGTCTTAAAGAGTCGTGCAACAGGTTGTACAGGACATGCTTGTGACTTATTTTATGATGCTAATACACATACGTTATGGGATAAGGAAGAATACTTTAAAACTAACGGGGGAGAGTTTTCATGACACACCAAAAAGATTCTAGCATAGCGAATCATTACACAGGCTATTGCAAAACCTGTGAACGTGCTGTACAATCACCTCTTATGTTCTGTTGTCCAGCATGTGAACGTAAATATTGGCGTATGATGAATTTTAAAGGAGATTATAAATGAATTATGCTTTAAAAGAGTTTTCGTGTTTAGTAGGACTGTTTGTAGTAGGTATTCTAGCCCTTGTAGGAACACTTTCAAGTGTAACAGATTACTTACGATACAACACTATGCAAAAGCTAGGATATGAAGCTAAGTATGTAAATTTTAGTTGTTATGCAAAACAACAAGATAAGTGGCTAGACTGTTCAGAGGTTACTAAGAACACACGGAATGTAAATGTTAAGGAGGTGAAATGAGCCTGCTGATAATGGCCTTACAACAGGAAGAGAGGTTTGTTTACTTGAACGAATATAGCTTTATCAATACACTTTCTTGTTGCTCTTATGAGGGTATTCTTGACCTGACATCTGTCAGCTTTTCTTCTGAGCGTGTTCATTTTAGATGTGTTCTAAACTCTGGACAACATGTGGCAGATAGCTGTACAATGCTGGATTATCTCAAATGGAAGGAAACACTATGAAAAAATTTCTACTAACAACAATTTTAGCTGTTGCAATGACACCAATTATTTATTATAATCTGTACAAATATCGTACAAAGCAACGTGAAACATTTGAGCAGCATTGATTAATTAGAGGGAGGGGTTGATGATTACTAAATGGATATATGATATTGAAACATACCCAAATGTGTTCACTTTTAGTATCATCAAATCAAATGGTAAGTTTTCTAAGACATTTGAAATTAGTTCACGTAAAAATCAGATTGAACAGTTATTTGTTTGTTTAGATTATCTTATTAAAAGTAAAGACAGTTTAGTAGGGTTTAATAACATTGGATTTGATTACCCTATCGTTCATAAAATAATTGAAAATAGAGAGTCACTGATTAAATATAAATCAGGAACTCCTATTGCATCAAGAATATACAAATGGGCACAAGATCAAATTGAAAGCATGAGAGGGGAATTTGGTAACACTATTCGATTGAAAGATGTACACATTCCTCAAATTGATTTATTCAAGATTCATCACTTTGATAATAAGGCAAAATCTACAAGTTTGAAGATGATTGAATTCAATATGAAATCACACAACATTGAGGATTTACCTTTTGCTGTTGGTACAAAGTTAACAGATAATGAAATTGACACACTCATTAAATATAATGAACACGATGTAAAGATGACACTGGATTTCTATAGACATACAATTAGTCAAATTGAATTCCGTGAACAACTTACTGAGAAATATGATCGTGATTTCATGAATCACAATGATACAAAAATTGGTAAAGACTATTTCATAATGTGTCTTGAAAATGCCAATGTACCTGTTTACAAGGAAGAACAAACTCCTTACGGTACAAAAAAAGTGATGAATCAAACAAAGCGAAGCATCATACAAATTAAAGATTGCTTGTTTGATTACTATAACTTTTCTCGTCCAGAATTCATTGCTGTATTAGATTGGTTAAAAAAGCAAAATATTACAGAAACAAAAGGGGTATTCAGCGATATTAAAGAACATCTACTAGGTGATGTTGCTAAATATTCTGTGCTCATGGAATGTAGGACAAAATTTAAAGGTAAGCCTACCCAGCAAGAAATTGATGAGTTCCTTAAAGAATACCCGCTTGGGTGGGTGAGCGAAGAAGAATTAAAAGCAACAGAATGGTTATTTGATGAACAAGGTAATCATGTATTAGAGCACCCTCTAGATGATGAAGGTAATATTGATATTCTGAAAAAACCAAAGAAGGTAAGGGTGAATAAAAAATCCTATTGGAAAGTGTGGAGGATTGCTGAAACCTTGAATGTTGTTGTTGATGGATTCAGATTCGATTTTGGCACAGGTGGTATTCACGGTAGTATTGAAAATAAGATTGCAAAAAGTACTAGAAAATATGAGTTGATTGATGCAGACGTTTAAGGAAACTTGAGGCGTCTATAAACCTCGTGAATTGCTGGAAACTCCTTAGAGCTTTGAGAGCTACAACAGGGTTGGAAACAACGAATGTGAATGCTTGAAAATTTCAAAGATTGGACAATCAGCAGCCAAGCTGTTTTAAAATACAGAAGGTTCAGAGACTATCGAAACCACACAGTAATTGTGGAAGGGAGTAGAGTAGGTTGTTAATTTGACAAATTGGGTACAACCTGATATAATGTTTCTTTAACAATCGAAGCGCGAGGAAGTAATGAGTTGTGGAATTTACGCAATTATAAATAAAATCAATAATAAAAAATATATTGGCAAGTCAATAAATATTGAGAACCGTTGGCAGCAACACTTGTCACATTTAAGATCACCTAAAAGAAAAAAGAATTGTAACAGGCATTTGTATAATTCTTTTAAGAAATATGGTGAAATTAATTTTGAATTTGTTTATCTTGAAGTATTTGATTTAGATGTGTCAGATGATTTTCTGAAAGAAAAAGAACTGTTTTGGATTGAAGAACTTAAAACAGATGTTAGAGAATTTGGTTTTAATCTGCGAAAAGATTCGTCTACCAAATGTTTTGTTTCGGAAGAAACTAGACAACTAATATCTGAACAAGTAACAGGTGAAAATAATCCAAATTTCGGAAAGTATTGGACAGATAAACAAAAAGAACTTGCTTCCAAAATTGCAAAAGAATTACATGCATCTGGAAGATATTCAAGTGAAGAAACTAGAAATAAACATTCTGAATCATCTAAGAAATTTTGGGAAATCAATCCTGAAAAGAAAGAACAGATGAGGAAAAGAGTTTCTGAAGCAAGAACAACATATAAAATTGCTCAATATACTAAAGAAGGTATCTTGGTTAAAATTTGGGATACAATGTTACAAATTCTCACGGATAACCCTGATTTCTTCCGAGTTGCTATTTATAATTGTGTTAATGGTCACAAAAAGTCTTACAGAGGATTTCTCTGGAAGAAATTACTTAAGATATAGTCCGGCCTATTTTGAAAGAAATAGGGTTTAGTCAAGCATGTATCCAAATATTGCCATCTCGAATAATGTATACCCTGAACATTTGACAATGAAATTTTGTGAGATTTATAAAGATTTGTATGAACAACGTAAGAGTTGTCCGAAAGGTAGCACTGAAAATGCAATGTTAAAGCTCGCCTTGAATGGTGTATATGGGGATAGTAACAATAAATTTAGTGTATTTTATGATCCCAAATATACAATGAGCATCACTATCAATGGGCAATTATCATTATGTTTGTTAGCTGAACAATTGTTGGATATTGAGGGATTAAAAATCATACAAGTAAATACAGATGGTATTACTGTTGCACTCAAAAAAGATACTAGAGAACAATATGATAAAATCTGTGAGGATTGGCAAAAGCAAGTAAAATTACAGCTAGAGTTTGCTGAATATAGTAAGATGATTATTCGTGATGTAAATAACTACATTGCTGTATATACCAATGGTAAAGTAAAACGGAAAGGTGCTTATCAGTATGAAGATTTAGGATGGCATCAAAATCAATCTGCTTTAGTTATACCAATGGCTGCTGAAGCTTGTATGTTGCAAGGTATCCCTGTTGATGAATTTATTATGAAACATGCAGAAAGTCAGGATAACAAATGGAACTTCATGTTACGTACAAAGGTTCCTCGATCAAGTAGGTTAGTGTTAGTAAAAGATGAACAAGAAATTCCATTACAAAACATCTGTAGGTATTATCCATGTAAGGATGGTGGTAAGCTTGTTAAGATAATGCCGCCATTGGAAGAAGGAGGGGAATATCGTAGGCTTGGTATTGACACTGCTTGGACAGTTGTTCCTTGCAATAACATTGATGATTTTAAAAGTGACATTGATTATGAATATTATATTAATGAAGCTAACAAGTTGTTGATTGGTGTAGAATGACATACACAAACCAATACGTAGATTTATCTAACCCTAACGAGTTCTCTGTCTGTGATATTAAATATTTAGATGATTATTCTGAACCTTGTAATGGAGGATACCGTAGAGCAC